ACGGTTCTTGGAACCCTGACGCCCAAGTATGGGAAATAGTTCGTAATGAAGATTATGGCAGACCCATTCCAGATGAGACCTTGAAGCCGAAAGACGGAGATACCTATATTCTTTCTGGTTTCGATACCAAGTTCGTTTCTGTTCAGATGATTCCTGACGCTGAAAAGGAACTTAAAGAAAAGGCGGAAGCTTACATGGATAAGGTTAAAGTTGATCCTTCTACCTATTCCAACAAGATGATGTCCGACTGCATGGTAAATGAAGACGGTACATCCAATCTATTTGAAGCCGGAGATAGGGTAAACCTTATCAATAAAGCTTTTTTCGAGGCTGGTAGTCGCCAATCCCGTATCATAGGGTTTGAATACAACCTTGACTGTCCTTGGGACTCTCCGATATATACTGTCGGTGAAACAGCCTCTTATTCCCGTATCGGTGAGATTGAAGATAAGGTGGATTCACTGACCTACAAGGGGCAGACTTATACAGGTGGGGGTAGCGGAGTGTATGTTATCGGAATTAATGACAGTACACAGCCAACAAACAGGAATGTCTACTCTGCGAGACGTACATCCTACGAGATAAAGGAGAAGGCATTGAGCCGATTAGTGAAGGACAAAGCCGCTGGCCATATCACGTTAGCTAATGGTAGTACTGTTGAGAATGGCTTGATTGTTCGTCTTCCGAAGCAAGACACTCCAGCCGCTTTAATGTCTTGTTTGCTTGAAGAAGATATTGATACTCTTATAGAAGAAGACGAGGACGCTATCATGGAGAT